TGAGCCTTTTTATGCCACTTACTATATGGACGCTTTTGGGCTCTTATTATATTTAGGAGAAAGTCATATTTGAGTTTGTTATCTAGATTCGGAAACTTATTCATCTCGTTCGCCAGAAGAACCGTATCTCGATGAAACGAAAGTGCACGATTAACCATAAAAGATGAATAAGACTTCTCGTCCTGTTCCGTCAAAAGTGCATATTCTTTAGTTTGGAGAATAGACGGAATAATTTCTTTAAACAGATCAGCCATAAAAAAACTCCATTATATCCGCTTCGTCTGGATTCCAGACATAGATATCGTGCAAACCATGCTTATTTCTGGCTAACTGTAATCTATTGACCGAAACCTTTTGACGACTAGTGGGTAGATTTGTTGTGATGATTATGAAGTTATGAGGTTTATCTGGAGAGGTCTGATTTTTCCATTCTGTGAACTCAGCAGCCTCTGCTAAAACATCCAGACAGTTATCGCGACGTTTTAATCCAGTGCCACCTTTACAGTCTGCGACATACACAGTTCCTTCATACTCAAACATATGTTCGACTTTAGAACCAATCACGTCATTCTTAAATGCACCAAGATAAACTGCACCTGGAAATAACTCTTGTAATCCAGTTTGCAGAAATTGATGCTCATAAAGAGAACCTATATGAGTATTCTCTCTATTTGCAATAGAATTTTTATGGTTCTTATGCATTAAACTTACATTCAACCATCATTTCTGTCAAGCATGCAGTAAGATTCAACTCTTGATCAGCAACAAAGGCAGACTGATATTGATAGCGAGCGAGAATGACAACAGCATTCGGAATCGTAGACTTATCCATAATGTCATACAGACTATCATAAATCTTACGATAGATCTTTGCAGGGTCATCGCTACCAAAGTCAGCAACCCACTTACGCATTGCACTGAAGTTTTGATCTTTGAGTGATGTTACCAATTCATTGATTGAAACATCAGCAATACTCGTGAGAATACCAGAGTCAATCTTACCACTGACGGAGTAACGCTGCAGTTCATTTAGAACACGGCGATAATCTGGAAAGTGCTTCTTGACAACTTCAGCCAGTACTGCCTTATCAAACGGAACCTTTTCGCCAGTAAGAATTTCTGATGCACGCTTCATGAACGCCATCGCCATCTTCGGCTTATCTTCTTTACGCAGTTTGAATTCAATTACTGCACATCGACTATGCAGCGGTTCAATGATTCGATTCTTGAAGTTACAAGTCATGATGAAAGTGCAGTTATGCGCAAACTCTTCCATCGCAGCACGCATGGCTGGCTGCGTACTATTTGGGTTCAGATAATCTGCCTCATCGATAATGATAACTTTCTTACCACCACCAAGAGACATCGCACTTGCATAGTTTTTAATCTTGACTCGGAAAGTGTCAATGCCTGATTCGTCCGAACCGTTAATCATCAGATAGTCGCAACCGATCTCGTCACACAATGCGCGTGCAACGGTAGTCTTACCTGTTCCTGGAGTGCCGCAAAGCAAGAGATGGGGAATCTCTTTGCGGTCAACATAAGATTGGAAAGTGCTCTTGTATTCATCAGGAAGAATACAATCGGCAATAGTATGAGGACGGTATTTTTCAACCCACAACGCTTCATTCATAATATAACTCCTGATTGTTTATTCAGTCACTATTCTACGCCATTTCCCTTTTGTAAGCAAGTACATTTCACCATCAGGACCGACGGTTATTCCTGCGCTGACATGCTTATCTGTTCCTGGAACATAGCGTGGACCGCAACTGAGTGTGCCGTTTGGTGGTGCAAGTTGACCATAAGTAGCACCAATTATCATCTTACCATTGTGGCCATTAGATTCGATTTCTTTTACTGCTTCGCATTTCTCTGCGTCAGGAAGAACAGCAGCAGCTGCTACAACACCGCCAGTGGCTACACCACCAGCAAGACCAAGATACTTGAAAAAATTACGCCTTGTTGCCACGTTTGTGCTCCCAAATTGAATATAACCCAAGACCTATAACCAAAAGAACTGGAGGGGCAGAGGCGGGAAGCCAAAGGTAGATGGAATTGACAAGAGCAACTACCATAAACACGACTAGGAATATTCCTAATTTCACATCATCTTTATGCATAATATAACTCCGAAGAGAAGATGGGGTGGGGAAGGTGAACTCCCACGGCGAGCAGTCTGGCGGATAGTGCCGTCAAAAGAAATTGCACCCCAATAAGATTATTTAGCCACAGATTCGTAGACAGTTTGAAAATCGCTCTGCTCTGCGATTTCTTCCTCATAATTACGCTTGTGGTAAACTTTCGCCAGTTTTCGACTCAACTTCTTTGGAAGTTCGCATTCGTCCTGCATCTTCTGAAGAATTTCTTTAATCAGATCGCGCTCGGCTTCAATGCGAGTAAGTGAGTTTGAGATTTCCTGTAGGCATCCCAGAACCTTTGCTTTATCTACTTTCATATTACTCTCCGAAAGAAGAACTTGCTGCTTCAATAGCGATGTAGTATGTAATCGGAATTGACTTATGCTTGAACTGAGCCAAACCCTTCTTTGCGATCGAAACATCATAAGAGCCATCAAGCAACTTAAAGTTTTCGACCTTCATCACAACACGGAACGTGCTGCCGCCTTCAACTGTACCAATTTCAATCTTAGACTGGTCAGCAGAATCATCCTTCACGTCAGTTGCAATAAAGAAGATTGAAGAACCATCACACTCAAAAACAAAATTCGGCGAACCAGAAATACCTGCAGAACGCTTCATCCAATCAAGATCTTCTTGAGAGATTGTAAACGAACAATCTGGTGCACCAAAAGTGATTGACTTATCAGGTGGAGTTACAATAACCTTCGGCGAGCAATACTTGATGTAATCAGACTTCTTATTTGCACTGATATTGAGTTTGTCATCATCAAACGACAAATCAGCATCCTTGTAAAGAGAAACCTTTGCCAAGAGTTTATTCAGATCGTAAAGAGCAAACTCCTTGGGGAAGTTTTCTTCTACGGTGGCTTCAACAAAGATTGTTTTCAGTGGTGAAATTGTTTTCAGAGTGTTGCCAGACTTAAATTGCAGACTCTGATTGATGCTTGAAAAGTTTTTCAAGACATGCACAGTATTTTCAGAAAGTTTCATAATTAACGACCTCATTTGCTTCAACACGATTATTATATAACGAATCAACCAACTTGTCAACCCTTACAGTCAACTCATCTAACGAACAATTATTGTCCATCACAATATCATAATGCGCACCAATCCAAGCCCACTCACTAAAGTGAACTTCTGGATAAGCATTGCGCATTATTTCTTGTTTGTTATAGGTATTGCACTCACGAGCAAGGGCATACCACTCTGGATCTTCACCACGGCGAACACGAATGACTTTACCGCCAGAATTTACAATTGCATTGATTTCATTTGGAAAACGAACATCAGCAATCACATAATTATTCAATGGTGCATTTTCACAGCGACGCATCACAGTGTGGACCCAGAGGTCAGGGTGAAATACATCCCGCCCTGCCTCTGTGCCCATTAGCTGGAGTGCTAATCTTGGTGAGAACTCACGACCGAGTTTTTCTGACCACCATTCATCTGGTTGTTCACGCCATGCTCTTGATTCAGGTGTAGCACCTTCAAGCATTTGACGATCCCAACCAAAAATGATTGAACAAGCATCTTTGAGACTATTTGCATAACTCTCTTTGAAGAAACCATGACGTTCTACCAAGAGATCTGCAACTGTGCCTTTACCTGCTCCAATAAAGCCAACCAAACCTACAATCATAACAAAGTTTCTTTATTAGAGAGAGCCAACAAAGTTTGCAACGGCTGGCATATCACCAGTGAATGCATAGGTTCCGATGTGATGCGTCTTCATCCATGGGCAGAGCCAAATCTGACCACCAAGTTTACGCCACCACTGGCAGAACATATAGTCTTCAGACAAGTAACGATCTGAGCGACCATGATCAATTACTGTATCGAAATATGCATGGATGTAGCGAGTGCCGTCAAAGTTTGCCTGACCAACGTGGTCTGGGCGATAACGCAACTCTGGATACGCTTCCTTGAACTTACCAAACACTTCGCGTTTGATAAGCATAAAGCCAGTGCCAATCTCAAGAACTTCAACAGGCTCAGCAACAGAGAACTTCTCAGTGCCAGGAACTGGATTGAAGACGAAATCACCAGCAAGTTTTTCCATATCTGATGGTTCAATGTCTGGATGACGTTTCACGCCTTCCTTCACAGCACCCCACTTAATGGACTTCTTCGGATATGGACCACCGATAATTTCCTTATCAAGCGCAAGAAGAGCAACCACGTCGCGTGGATCGTAATGAATATCTGCGTCGATAAAGAGGAGGTGAGTGAAACCTTCTGCGCGAAGGAATTCATCTACGAGATAGTTACGAGCACGAGTAATGAGAGATTCATTAAAGATAAATGAGAAACGCACTTCAATGCCGTACTGAGAACAAACTGATTGTAGGTCAAGGCAAGACTTTAGATACATGCCATGAGCC